TCTTCCCACCAGTCTTCAACACATAGGTGTCCATAACCGATAGTTCTTTTTCCTAGAGTATCTTTGTATACTTTATTTCTAAAGCCTTCATGTTTCTTAATACTATTTTTTACTGATTCCATTTTATCTTCTACCTTTAAGTTTTGTTAATTCAGCTTTTGTTTGCTTTTTAACACGTTGACCAATTCTAGTTAAAGCACCTTTCTTTTTCATGCTTGAAACTGATTTAAAACCACCACGAGCAGCATCTCTAACATCAGCCCTTTTTTTATCAGCAACTTTTTGTTTGTAAGTTTTAGAACCTTTATTAGTATTGTATCCAGTTCCTTTATAACCTTTTACATTACTATAGTATGTTTCTCCTGCACTTTTCTTTTTTGGAGATGAAGGCATAACATCTTTTCTTGGTATGTTATTAGTTTTCTTTTTAATTTTATTATTTGTATGTGGATTTTTCATATTATCTTTTCCATGCCCAATAACTTCCTTTGCTTCCTATTTTTTCTTCTGGTATAAAGTCTTGATGATGATTAATAAACCATCCTTGTCTTAATCGTAGTAAAGCCTGTGATGTAGAATCTACTAAGTCATCATTCTTTGCATTGGGGAACGATGAACATTGTGATATAACATCTTCAGCCCAATCTCTATCCGGTGCCCATATCTTGCCAGACTCCAGAATAGGTGTAATTGAATGCACTCTAGACTTCTTATCTTGTTTCTTAGGATTAAAAGCGTTTATAGGTATACCCATGCGTGATAACTCTTGTACTAGAGATAATCCACTTGCCTTTGCCTCAATCATTATTAAGTCTGGACTAAAGTCATTGTATAAATCTACAGCAACTTTCTTTAATTCTGGAAATTCCCATCTATCTCTTTTTGATCCTAACAGAATAATGTTCGTTTCGCCATTGTCATCTTCAAATACTCCCCATGTTGTACATGCAGAATAGTCTGAATTTTTATTAGAGGTATAAGCTGTATCCCACGATTGTAGAATATAGTCACACTGAGGGGGATTTTTTTTATCCCACTTCTTCCACCACCATCTTTTAATGATGTTACCCTCTTCAACCGAAGGTTTTTGTGCGTAGAGTGAAGCCCATTCTCTTGAACCTAGTGTTTTCTTTATCTCTTCTAATCGAGAGAGAGGATAGGCTTCCTCCCACAAGGGTTGACCTTCCTTTTTCTTTAAAAGTTTAGCCGCCCTTTTATCCAGTATTGCTGGAAACTCTATTACTTCCCAACCTTCGTGTTCGGTTTCTTTAAGTACCCATCCTGCAAGGTCATCTTCGTGCCACCTCGTTTGAATGAGAACCACGCTTCCACCGGGCATGAGACGAGTATAAGCTGTTGATCTATACCAGTCGAGAAGGTTACTTCGCATTGCTTCACTGTCTGCATCTTCTCTTCCCTTAATTGGGTCATCGATGAGCAAGAGGTGAGCACCACGACCAGTAATAGCACTACCGGCACCGACTGCATAGTAAACTCCACCTTTTGTTGTATTAAATCTCCTCATACTTGAGGAATCTGTTGCAAGTCCTGCGTCTTCAAAAACTTCTTGATAACGTGGATCTTGTAGCTGGTTTCTTACTTTACGACCAAAGTCATCTGCCAGTTCTTGTCCATATGTTGAACATATAATATATTTGTTTGGGTTTCTGCCCAAGTACCAAGCTGGGAAGAATTCTGAAGTCAGAATCGATTTACCATGTCTTGGTGGCATGAATATAGCAAGTCTCTTAATCTCCCCTCTCTCTACAGCTTCTAGCTTGCTCGCTAATAGCTTTATATGGGGGGGTGAAAGATATTCTTCCATCTGATACTTCGCATATCCTAAAAGCGTATCTCTTGCCTTATCTTTGCCTTCAACCTCTTTTAGCTTCTTTACGAGCATTTCGAGTTTGGCTACTTTATCTCCTACACTTGATACTTGTGGCATTTCATTTTTTTTTAGCTTATTTTAATGTGCTTTGGCTTCTCTTCATCTGGCACATTGCGTACCAAATAAACCTTGAGAATACCGTCTTCCATCTTAGCTGTATCAACTTCCATGTACTTGTTCAAGTGAAAAGCACGAGTGAACTTGCGTGATGCGAGTCCTTTATGGATGTAATCAGCATCTTTCTTTGCCGACTCCCCTTCAATCTTGAGGGTATTTTTCTCAATGGATATATCGATATCCTCTTTTTTAAAGCCTGCCACTGCTAATTCCAGTGTATACTTATCGTCAGACACCCTCTCAATATTGTATGGGGGGTATTCTGATTTGCTTGCATAGTGATCAAGCATCTTAAATGCATCTTCAAAGCCTAGAAACATGTTCCTATTGAAGATACTACTTCTTACTGCTGTGTGCATATAGCCTCCTTTTCAGCGAGTTTACCCTAGTCCTTCGTGGCACTAGGTATTCATGCATCCCCTTTCCCCTAGACTAATCATCACAGAGTATGTGCTCATTATGGATGTTATCGAGTCTAATACTTTTGGGGGGGTGGGGGTTAAAATTATCATAGATACAAATATGATTCTTTGTTAGTTTAGTTTTTTCTTATCTTCTTTGTCATCTAAGTTAATATCTATTCCATCATTACTTAGACTTGTAATTAGTTGTATGATCTCTTCTCTTATTGCTTTCTTATTACCCATTGAATGCGATACTGTTTCTGATCTAGAACTAACACCACCTGTCATTAGTGAATACATTTTCATTGCATCAGTAACAGAGTTGACTAATGACTTTAGTTCACTTGCATTCTCAATTGGTTTCATTAAGTCTTGCTTTAAGGCCCTAGTAATCTTTTGTAGTGCAAGATAACTTGTCTCTTGTAAGTCATTAACAATGCTATCCATCTTATCTAATTCATTTACTTGTTTGTTTACAATGCGTTCATTGAACTTATGTGTAACTTTCAAGTCATGCTCTTCTGCAAGTTTAATCCAATTGTTTTTACTAGACCAATTCCATAATGTATTGAGATGTGGTATTGAAATAGTTTTTAACTTAATGTTCGACTCGTACTTGTGCAATAATTCTGTATGTAATTTTCTGATGGATCTACTGTGAGGTTGCATTGCTAAATACAAATTGAGTATTGTCTTGTAGTCTAAACTATTCTTTCTCATTACTTACTTACTCTCTACTTTATCTTTACTATTAACTTTGTTTACATCTTCTAAACTTATAAGTGTTTGTATTACTGTATGTACATTCTTATAAGGAAGGTTGCTTAGTATATTTAATATTTGGTTTAGTTGCTCTAGTGAAATAACTTTGTGGTCGCTTGGTTTATTCATTCGTCTTATCCTTGAGTTTATTACCTACAAAGAAATGGTATATTGTTCTAATAATATTAATAAATGTATTTGCTGTTACCATTAGTAATAACCATATTGATGCCATTGATGACATATCAATTATATCCATTTACTTATTGTTTCTCTCTAACTTGGAGATAATGCTTTGATTGTAGGAATTGTTTAGTGCAAACTCGTTTTGTAATTTGTATATTTCACTTACTTTATCTTGAATTTCTGTTTCCAATAATCGTATTCTTTTGTTTGCCTCTGTAATCTTTTCTCTTAACTCATTGATAAGTTGAACAGCAGACATACCACTCCATTATTGAATTTATTATTCATATAGTAATGATATTTTTTAATCTGTATAGATGAACAATAGTGTAACAATATCAGAACATATTTCGCTGAATGCTCATTCAATGAAATTAAATACAACAATATCAATTTTAAATCATCTTTATCTATATAGTTAAATATATACCTATATATCCTATGTAATAAGCCATATACTATAAATAATGGCTAATTTCTGGGATAAATAAGGGTATTGTAAACATTGTTTAAATCTATATAAATTTGGTTATATTAAATTTTAAAAAAATAGGAAATATATCGAAAAAAAAACCATAGTGTAATTGTACCTTCTCTCACTCAAAATCATACAAAGGTAAGTGCCATCTTGGGAAATAAAATTTAGATTAAAATTATTTTGTTGTTAATTGTTTCTGGTTTTTATTTCTTCCCAAAGTTTAGATAATCAAGATGGAAATCAAGAGTATTAACTTAAAAATATTCGTCCACATAATCTGTATAGCAATGTGTATTGCTACTGATGATTACAAAAGTATGAAACAGAAATAATATTACGAAGGAGTAATAACTATGTTAATTT